CCCGCGCGATCACCTGCGTATTTAACATAGGCGGGAGCCTCCTAACGCTATTGCATTAGGTAGCTGAAACGCTATTGACATAGCGTTACCGTTAAATGCTGAGCAAATACGCGAAAACATGGTCATTTGCTTTTGCTTTTGCTCTTAGGGATGAGCTTGTTCACAGTTTCTTTGGATGGTATTGATACTGTAGTAACTCGCTCATTAAGCTTACGTTGTAATACAATCTCCTCACCGCGATTGAGAATGTGGACAACGCGAGCAATACCACAGCCCATTAGCTTTCCAATCTCACGATAGGTCAATCCCTCTTGTCGCTTGCGATAAGCTCTTTCGCAATCATAGAGACCAATCCAGCGCGATACGTCATCGTCATCGTCGAGTCCTTCGATCTTGTCAGGATATTTGATCCAACCTCTAGCAACAGCATCAAGCACAAGCTTAGGTGCTTCACGCAAGAGAGACAGCTTAGCTTGTGACTCAAGCAGGTCGTCATCTTCAATCTCTCCCTCTTGCACTTTGCGACATAGATACTTTTGAGTTCCTCCCATATTACTTAGCCGCTTTCTCTTCTAATGCTTCCATCTGGTTGTTTAGATCAACAATGGTGTTGTTGGCTTTTGCTAATTCAATTTCAAGCTTACGAGCCAGCGTAAATACAACTGACAGAGTAAGTGGGTCATAGTACTTCCGTAGACGCTCGATCTCGGCATCGCAAAGCGGAGTGGTTGACTGCGTGTCTTGGAAGAACTCTTCGGCTGGTGTCATGGCTCAAAATGGTTTTTGGTTGGTCAGAACGGAATGTCATCCTCAGGTCCAAGCGGATCGTTAGCTGATACCTTCTTCTGTTGTGATTGTGGTCGTTGATCTAAGTCACTGTAGTTACCGAGTATGGCTCCTTTTTTACCTTCTTGTCTGGCTTGCTTAGATACAGACTGAACTATCATACCGTCATTGCCGTATTGATCGCGGCCAGCTTTGTTAGCTATCAATGCAATATCCAAATACGTTCCAGACTTACCTTTGAACAGGAATGTCTTATCAATCTTCGTAACGTCAATCTTGCCGGTTAACATGGTGTTTGTGGTGTTTGATTGCTGCCGAGGGTTAGTCTCTCAGGTTGTTTAGGGTCTTGCAACTCTTGTTTAGAGTTTCTTTTAACTATCGAAGTCTGCATCAGAGAATCGGCAGAACTCTCCGTTGTAGTGAAGTTTTACGATACCACACTCACCGTCGCGTTGTTTGGCAATGACAATGATTGCCTCTCCCTTTGGTTGGTTGCGGTCTCGGTTAAGAAGCAGCACCAAGTCAGCATCTCGCTCAATCTGACCGGAGTCTGCTAGATCGGTGAGTCTTGGAGCGCGACCTTTATCTTTTTCGTTTTCGCGGTTCAATTGCGCCAACGCGACGATTGCTGTCTTGGTATCCACTGCCACAGACTTCAACTTGCCGGATACTTCAGCGATTTCGTAAGTCCTCTTTTCGGCTGCTTTGCTCCCGTGGATCTTCTGCAAGTAGTCGATAAGAACCAGCTTGATTCCCCATTTTCGGACGGATCTTCGGATTAGAGCGGTTATCGACGCGATATTGGACACCGAAGAGCCAGAAGCAAAGTGAAGCGGACTGGCTGCGATCTTCGAGTTGGCAACGCTCATGGCTCGAAAGCCAGACTCGGTCATCTCTCCGGTCTTGATTTGTTGCATTGGTACTGAGCCAACACTTGAAACCATTCGACGCACGATTGATTCGTCAGACATCTCCAGCGAGATGAAGAGCGTCGGAACTTTCGAGCGAACAGTTGCGGCTTCTGCTATGGCAATCGCCATCGCGGTTTTACCGATGGAAGGTCTGGCAGCCAAGATCGCAAGCTCTCCAAGCTGAAAACCATCGGTCATTTTGTCCAAATAATGAAAGCCGGAAGTCACTCCGCTAAGTTGCCCCTTCCGGTTAAAACGCTCTTGGGTCGAGTCGATAAAACGGTTGACGACTGACTTTGAGGTTTGAACCGCATCCTTAGAGACCTCAACGCTGAGTCCTGCTTCGGCATTGGAGACGATTTGATCGACGGATAGGGTCACCACAGCGGACTCGCGTATCAGACGGTCTCCAGCGAATCGCAGCTTCCTCCGGTGGTGAGCTTCCAAGACGCTCTTGGCGAACATCGAGTAGCTTGCTGGTGATGGGCAGAGTTCATCGCAGCGATTCCAAGTCTCGAAAGGTACGCTGTCGGCTGGTCGAGTCTTTTTCCATTCCTTCATCAACTCAGCCATGTTGACCGGCTTGGATTGGTGAACGATGGACTTCAAGACCTCATAGGTCGCGCTGAGTTGGTCGTTCTGGATCGCTTCGCTTGGGACATCAGCGAAAGCTTCAAAGCAAACGTCTGAGCCACCAGAGATGCACGATCCAATCAGACCAAACTCATCTTCTTCAGAGTAGAATGGATCGCTCATGAGATGTAGTCCGCGAGATTCGTTGAGAGAACAGTCTTCGACGCAACTTGCATTGGAAGCGAAGGCTGCTGGCTTTGCTTAGATCGAAAGATTCCAGCCCAATTTGAAGCGATTGCATGGTCAACAATGCTTGGGAATTCAGCAGCGGAAAACTCGTTGGACCACTGAGTCAAAGCTTTTGAGAGTCCGGTCTTTTTGTAGGCTTGTCTCCTTTCGGATTTGTGTTGCAACCAGAGCTTCACAGCTTGGAGGCAGTTCTCGGTTCTGAAGCTTTCAGGAAGTTTAACTCCGAAGCCAACATCCCACGGCGACTTTGGAGCCGCTGTATCTTTCTTTTTAGGAGTAGGAGAAGGAGATGGAGAGCATACGTTTGGGATATCAGTTGGCAATGCGGTGGGATATGCGGTGGGATATGCGGTGGCATTGCCAACCCATCGTTTATTTGCATTCTCGGTCTGTTTCTTGCGATATTGGTCCTGCTTCTCTCTTTCAGACTCCAATCTCCGGTTGCGATAGTTCCCATCTGAATCAGTTTGGAACTTGTCTTGGCATATGCGTTGGGAATGCGGTGGCATACCAGCGCAGACTCGTTGAAAGTCGTTTTCGCTGAGCGATCCTTTAGACCATTGGATGCAGAGAAGAGCAATGTAAGCTCCTCTCTCCTCATTGGTCATGGTGATTGTTCCGGCTAAGAAATCATCAGCGTAGAACTGAAACGCTGGAGCCTTACGGGTTTTCTTGTCTTCGTTCATGCTACAAACAGAAACCCCATCCAGTCTGTGGTAGGAACTCCCGCACAAGCAACGGGACGTACACAGAAAGGATGGGGATAAATTGGTTGAACATGGCTTGTGTTATGGTTTGCCAACGCTCGCTTCCTACGGCTCGCGCTGACCACTGACTTCTAGCTCGGCATTGGACTTTCGTCCAGCGTGAACTTATCGAAAAATTCGGCTCTGGTTCGGACGTAAAACTGACCTTCCTTTTGGTAGATCACGCAGAGCCGCTTGGTCTCACCAATGCGGAGTTGCGCTTCGGAGATCAACTCAACGACCAGTTCAGGGTTTGTTTTTGAGCGAAATTGCATCTGTTGGGTAATAGTGAAGCGTTGGATAATTACCGCGAGTCTTGGTGTCGATGCGGAACTTCTTGGACCGCATCAAACCAAGCTTAACGGATCTACCGAGAACTTGACCGGCAGCGTTTGGAGTGACACCCCATTCATCTGACCATTGAGCAGCCGTCTTCCAGCCTTCTGGAACCTCTTCGGGTTGTTTCTGAATGGCAGACCGGAGTTGCTTCAAAAGCTCGGCAGAGTCCATTTCTTTTCGTTTTGCGGCCATTGGTGAAGGTAGAGTTGCGCTGAGTTGTCGGTGTATTCGCCAAAAACTATCCCATGAGACCAAGCTAGGGTTGATCGTCGTTTGGTTGCGTAATCCATCGCAGGAATGTCTGCAAGCGTTCCGACACAAAAGCCAATCGGATTTGATTGAGTTCGACCAGTCGCTTGACCGGCTCGGTGAGCGTGAGCCACAACGCAGTTGCCAAATGTTTCAGCGGAATCACGCAAGAAGTTCTCACTATACAGGACACCGTGTCCCCATCGAAATCCGCCCAACCGATAGAACGAGCGATCAAGTGCGTCGTTGTATTTGATAAATGTGTGACAGTGTTTCTCAATTGGTTTCAACATTCGTTCCCATACAGCCTCAGCAAATCCTCTTACAACAGCGTTGTGATGATTCATATATTTCTTAGCTCGTTCATCATGGTTTCCCATTGTGAATACTGTGGGACGTAACTCATTAAGGAACTTCGCTCCTTCTTGGATATCGTCTAAATAGTCATCGGCTTGATCCGAGTCGTTCGGGTCTCGGAGTGAACCAGACCGCAATGCGGCAAGATCGTAAGCGTCCCCGAGATGGATTACTTCGTCGGGTTTGAACTTCTCTCGAAACAACAGCACCGCAGCGAGTGCATCTTGATTGGCTCGGTTCCCATGACTGCAACCAATCGCCATGACTCGACGCTGGCTCTTTGTGATGTTCACAATTGGCAATAATCATAGAATGACGGCTTAATCAAGACACACTCGCGTTGATAATCGTAAGATATGGTTACTTTACTCGCAATTTACCATGTCGGACGCTCCAAACCCAATACTCCGACACGTTGTACCGCTTAGAGAGTTCTTTGAGCGTGTAAGTGTCTGACGCTTTACGCACCGCATCGACGACTGATTGGTCAATGTGTCTGCCAGTTGGACGGCCAAGCTTCGGCTTCAGCTTTCGCTTGGGTTTCTCGACCGTCTGGCGCATCCCAAGCAGCTTTGAGATGGACTCTTTAGTAAGACCGAGTTTTTGCAGTATGCTCATTTTGGAATAATTCTGGATGAAATGTGATAACGTGAAAATCAATAACGTGTCGTAGATATGCTCCCCAAGATTTGAAACCGAGTTTTGACGCTTCCTGTTGTAGTGCTGTGAGTGTTTTGTAATCCATCTCAAAAGATGTATTCACTTTGTCTCTGTTACTATCCAGTCGAAGTTGTTCTGCCATGATTCATTAAGTTCGTTGTAAGTGTTATTCTTGATCTTCCATGTAGAAGGATCGCGTTTTGATTTAGTGTGACGACAGACTAGCGATATTGTGAGTTGTGATATTTTAGTGTTACGGAGTTGGTGAGATGGATCTAAGTCTGAGAGCTTCATGGTTTCTCGCTTAGTTCTTTGATGATCTTGTTTCTGGCTCGACCAGATGTGTTCACGATGAGTTGCAGTATGCAGATTGGGTTTATCGTCGAGACGTGCTGCCAGTATGGTCTGGCTGCGTCGAGTTCCCGTGCGCGGTCAATGTCCACCACAAGCACCTCGCTAGTCATCTTGTGCCGGTATACGAAGGCGACGTTCATTTCTTCCCCCTCTCCTCCTCCAGAATCTGAAGCATTTGACTCGCAACATGACCATCCGATCCGTCTCGGAAGAATGCCATAGCGGCTCGGTGAATGCGGTCTTCCAGCTGCTTGATACGCTCAAGAAGTTCTGTCTTGTCCCGACTCAGATCGCTGATTGCTGCGCAATATGCAACGTGTGCATCGACTATTTGGCTCACAGCTTGGCCTCCTTAGCTTTGTCCCAAGCGAAACAGTCATCAGGATCAGCGCAGAACAGTCGCATCCTGTCACCCGCCTCCTCCAGCCGCTTGATCCTAGCGTCAGCATTGTTCAACGCCCGCTCCAAGGCACGCGCATGGTTGATAAGAACTTTTGGTTCAGGATCAATGTCATGTATAATTAGAAGCGTATCTGTTCGCAGCGTATCACTCACAGCTTGTCCTCCTTGGCTTTGGCCCATACAACACACATTCCGCTCCAATCTTGTACAGACCATCCAGACTCAACGATTTT